CGAGCTGGTGCCATCGCCATCATCGCCCAAGCCGTAATACAGCTTGCGGTCTGAACTATTCTCGTTAAAAGCCAACTCCGAAGGAGCAAGCGTTGTAGGGGCTCCGGCGCTTCCAGTGCCAGCACGCTTCTTGATCCGAATAGTGTTGGCCATTTAGAAATCGCCTCCTTTAACGATTGAAGAGATGGTCCAGGTGCTGTCAGCCTTGTACTCCCCAGAGGCTGAGTCGTAGTAGATGACGCTCTTGTTAACTTTAGCGGTTTGATCCAGGGTAAATCCAGAACCTGCATCGCCTTGAGCCCCCTGTGGACCTTGTGGTCCGACAGTCGTTGCAGTTACTGTCGTCGTGACTGGATTCTGAACAACCGTTGACGAGCCATCCTCAGTGACCGTAACGGTATTGTTGGTCGCGGTTACATTTACCGTCGTCATGGCGCTGTATATCCCTGGCTTACGAAGATCACACCTTCCAAGTAATACTCGCGATTGCCGCTGCCATCCTCAAGCAATACGTCATACCGCAACTCATCAATGAAGGTTGCAGTCTGAGTGTCGGTCAGACTGATGGTGATTTGACCGTTGGTGCGGTTGGTGTAAGCAATCGAAAAATCAGCGTATTTCGTGGTGCGACCTTCGTTCCACGCTTGCGCATACGCGGTGTAGCCAGTCAGATCAATAACAGCGTCGTTACCGTCCTTGAACTGCAGCAGCACGCTGTAATCAGCCCGGCGCTGGAGCGTAATGTTGTACGTGCCAGGCTGAACGGCCATAATCGCACCCCAATAGCGTCACTTTAGCGGAATGTCACCAGGGCGTACCAGTGCCAGTAGTCGGGGTACGCTTCTCTACCAGCTGTGCATCCAAAACAGCATGGATCTCAGCAACCTTGTCCGCCCCACCAATCGCAGCCTGCATCCAAGAAATAGCTTGAGCTTCAGTCACGTTGTCGTAAGCGATCATGTCGTCAGCGTTGGGCGCTTCAAGACCGATTGATCCGTACGCTCCAGCGGAATACACCTCGTCTTCGGTCACTGCAGTCACTGTGTAGTGAAGAGCTGTGATCACGCCAGTCTCAAGCACGCGGTCGCACTGATTAACTTTCCAGACGTAGGTGTTGGCCATGATTCAGTTTGAGGATTAAGAGGCTGCAATAGCCATATAGATGTAATCATCGCCGTTTGTATTTAATTGTACTGAGGCTCCCAAATCAAAACCAGTGCTCGTCAGTGTTACACCGTTAGTATCTACTGTCTCTTTGCTGGGCACATCAACTCTTACAACCATGGAGGTGCCATCAGTATGCGTTCTCACTGAGTCAAGAACCATCCAGTGGCCAGTAGAAGATACGTTTTTAATGAGAACCCATTGAACTTGAAACCCAACACTTATTGACTGCGTGCTGAAATTTCCTGTGTAAGTACCGCACTTAACGCCGTTACTATTGTTTGCAAATACATAAGCCATGTACGACTCGCCAGTGCCATTGCTGTAATCGCCGCCTTTTACGTTAAAAACGCTAGAAGTTGGCGCAGCAGTCAAAAGACCTGGACTAGCAGAAGGGACTACGTCCTCATTCAGCTTGCAAGCATTGGAAACGCTAAGACCGGAATGCCAAACCATCCAGTCAAAACCAGTCACGCCGCCTTGTTTTTTAACAATAATCATCCCAGGAGTCTGCCCTAGGCTGTGTGAAATAGCCCTGCCATTTACACTATCTCCGTTGTATTCAACAATGTCCAAAAACCCTGCCGCTTCTTTCATGCTCCAGGCAATAGTATCGTCAAACAGCTGATTGACTAATACGCTAACTCCAACGCTAAAGCCGTTATTGTTGAACGACGTAAGCAAATTAGTCACAGTTGCGTTTATAACGCCATCGCTGTCAGTGGCTCCTGGCACATTAGCGCCGCGAATAGTGTCAAAGATGTAAGGAGGGCGACTATTCTCTTCTACATTCTTAATCCAAACAAGGCCCTCGCCATCCGTCATGTCGAGGCCGGTGTTAATCGACCGAGCGGTCTGATTGCCCTCAAACCTGGTTATATCAAAAACGTCAGCAATGTTGACACTTTGGCCGCTAGAAGCCCCCAGCAGCATTTGCACAATGCTCATCAGCTCAACCCCGCGCCAGAAACAACGAACTCGTTTGAACCCACACAAAGTACCGTACAAACACCGCGTTGCGCCAATGTACGGTTGCCGGTATCTGCCGTTCCAGCACTACGAAGAGTGACTGATGAACCTTGCGTGATGGTTTGGTCCGAACTGCTGTGATTGTAGATCGTAACTGCTTCGCCAGCTGAGAAAACACCAGAAGGAACAGTTACGCCACCCGTTGTAATCCTGACAAACTTACCAACGTCGCCAACAACAAGTGTGTAGGCAGCACCTTGACTGTTAAGGGGAATGGAACGAATACCGCCTTTTGAATCTTGAATATCTTCGCCAGCACCTGTTGTAGATGTACGCCCCACAAGCAATCGACCCGAGGTGTCGATCCTGAGTCGCTCGGTGTTGTTTGTATGCAGCTTTAGCGGGTGATTTGTGCTTGCACCGACCCAAGCTGCACCAGTGTCAACACCGTAATAGGCATTAACAGAATCGCCGGTATTTTGAACCTGAACATAAGTAGAAGCTCCTGAGGCAACATGCGCTTTTTGAGCAGGCGACGCGGCGCCGATACCAAAATTGCCACTGCTATCAACAACAACGCGCTGCGTGCCGCCAGTCGTAATCGAAACCTCATCAGCTGCACTGAAGTACAGACCAGTGTTTGTATCTGTACCGCTGTAGAAGCTTGGAGCAGATGCCGTACCAGCAGGGAACTTAATCTTGCCGTCTGCACTAATAACATCAGTAACGTCCAGCGTCGAATCAAGCGTTGCCGCTCCAGTGACGTCTAGCGTTCCAGGAATATCGACATTACTGGTGAACTCCACCCCAGTTCCAGCAACATCGGTCTGCAGCAGTTGACGTGCAGTACCATTTGCCAGCTTGCTAACTGCAATCTCTGCACTACTGCTGATGTCTGCGTTAGCGATCGTGCCATCAGCAATCATCGTGCTGGTGACAGTTCCCGTGTCACCAGTGCTTACAAGGGTGCCTGTCACATTAGGCAGTGACAAAGTCCTGTCAGCCGTTGGATCAGTAACAGTCAGTGTGGTTTCAAAGTCGTTGTCAGTTGCACCTTCAAACTGGATCGTGCCGCCAGTTCCGATCGAAACCGTACCAGTCAAGCTCGGGCTGGCTGCTGAAACTTTTTCAGTGTCAAGCTCTTCAATCGCAGCCTGCACATTGGTCGATGAAATGTTGCCTGCAGCAGTAAACGAGATGTTTCCTGCAATCTGTGACACCACCGTGGATGACACATCAATTTCGGTATATGCCGTGCCTGTTGAAAGCAGGAAATCAGGTGGATTCAACGCAATCGTTGGTGCAGGTGCTGTCCCCGTGCCACCTTCAGAGACAACAACGTAAAAACCCTTGTTGGCGCTAGAAGCAGCAGGCAATGCACTGCCAACCGTAAAGCTCAACGACGTACCTTCAGACGTAACAGTCGCCATCGTGTTAGTGCTGGCGTCATAAGTACCAGCAAGAACAATCTCACCAACGCTGACACCAATCGGTTGCCAAACGTTGCCGTCCCAAATCAGAAAGTCACCAGAAATACTGTTGAGGTGGCCTTGACCAATAAAGGTTCCGCCTACTGGAGTGGTTTCTGCAATCGTTGTTGTTGACTTGTCCGCAAGTTTTTCTGCTGTGACCGCATCAGATGCAATGCGTGCAGTCGGCAAAGTTCCTGTCGTAATCTTCGCGGCATCAAGATTTGGAATGTCAGCCGCAACAAGCGACTCCGTACCAGTGATGTGGCCTTCGGTGTCAAACGTAACCTTGGAAGCAGTGCCGGCAGTGACTGAATTGTCGTGATTCAGCTCACCTGCAGCAGTTACACCAAGACCAGAACCAGGCTTAATAACGCCAACAGTGGTTGATGTGGCGTTTGGAACGTCAGCAGCAATAATTGCTCGACCGCCTGTGATCAGACCATTGGCGTCGTATTGAACGATGTGGTTCTCAGAAGTCTCTGCAGTGACGGTGTTATCAATAGCGATCGTGTCGCTAGACATCGTCAGGCCATTGCCGTTGACAATGACGCCGCCCTTTGCCGTAGTGCTTGCAGTCGGAAGATCCGTTCCAATGATCGCCCTATAGCCAACCGTTCCACCAGCGCCAGTAGGCCCAGCAAGGAACTGAGCAGCTGCGGTGGTGTCATCCAGCGTTGCGCTGACGGTAACCGTGTCGCCACTAGTAGAAGTGACGATATTGATCTCACCAGTGGTGCTGCCGTTTACAACGTTGATCGAACCAGCACCCTTGACCGAGTCCCAAGCAGACCCATCCCAGGCGTAAAGCTTGTCGTCGTCTGTGTCTAAAGCAAGCTGTCCAGTGAAATCGCCTGAAGCTGGCAGCGTTGAAACCAGCGTCAAACTGGAGTTGTTGGCCAATTTGGCTGCTGTCACAGCCGAATCATTGATCTTTGCAGTCTCAACTGCAGATGCCGCCAGCTCTGCTGTGTCTACCGCTCCAGCTGCAAATAAAATCTTCGCGCTTGGAATCGTTGCGTCAGAAATAACGGTGACGCCATTTGCTATCAAATCACCGACTGTCAGCTTCTTTGTCTCACTGGCGCTGTTGTCTACAACAGCAACGACATCAGCGGAAACCAGATCCGCTCCAGCGAGCGCGTTCAATTCGCTGATCTTAAGGTCGGCCATGAACGCTACGCCCTAAACCACTAGATGCCTTTCATCATAGGGCTCTGTTTAGGTGGATTCCAGCGCCAACGCATCCGTAGTGCCCTGCTCCAGCAGGATGTCATCCGCGTTCTCCTGCAAGATCTTGTCAGTCACTTCAAGGCTCATACGCAGCTGAATCGTTCCGGTGGTGATGAAATCTGCTTGAACTTGTACGGTATTGTCTGGCGCAAACTGAACAGCGCAACCAGTCAGCACACCAGTAAATTCATAAAAAATCTCGTCACCGCTATTCGCCGGTACCCCGCCAGGGTTGTAGTTTGTGCGCTTAATGTAAAAACGAGCCTTAAACTGACTGCCAACTCGCGTCCGTAGCGACAGTTCAACTAAATAATTCGGCAACTCTTGGGCGGTGTTGCCGGTGTACTCCCAAAAACAGGACATCCGGCCCGAACCAGACATCAACGTGCTGATCCTGTTGCGAAACTCGTCGGAAAGCGTGGTGGTGTCTACAGTCTCACGCTCAGTGTTCAGCTCAAAGCCATTGACCTGAGCCAGAACTTTGTAGTCTGCGTTTTCAACCTTGACGCGGATCGGCAGGTCGTTTGCAGGTGTGGCAAGCGCAGTAGCGTTAGCCGTTCCACCATTCACTGCATTGGCAAACGAGTCGTAAAGCCTGATGCCGTCTAGCTCATCGACGTGAATAAACTTTTTGACGCTGGTCTGGGTGTAGCTGCTGATGAAATCAAGCGCCGTGCCATCGGTGCTAGTGATTTCAATTTGATCACCACTCAGCAGCTGGCCATGCTCAAAATCAAAACTGAATCGTTTTTGGGTTGCATTGACATCTGACGGGTTAATCGTGGAGCGCAAATCGCTGCCGTCAAACTGCCGCTGCAGCTCTACTTCGCCATGGGTGCCAAGATAAACACTCATTAGATCGTGACCGTAGACAGTGCTCCGGTGCCCTGGAACGCAATCTCAGCTCGAACAATGTCGCCAGTTGCCGCTCCAATCGAAGCGCTGGTCACGTAGGCCGTCAGCTTGATGTCGTTGTTATCCGTTCCATCAACCCAACGGAACGTCAACTCAACAGTGTCGGAACTGCTAACGCCTGTAGTACCAGTCTTGTAAAGCTTGTTCAGCAGGTCAGTTGTATTGATGGCGTTATCGTCGTCCTTGTAATACAGCAACGTGGCGCTGCCGCTATACCCAGAGATGCCAGGCGTATAGCTGCGAATGTTTTCGCTCAGAGTGGTGGTTTCGAGCGTTTCAAGATTGGCGGACAGCGAAAAGTTCACGACCTTGGCAAGAGTCGTTCCAGCAAGCTGCAT